GAGTTGGACCCGACGAATACCAGATTTTATTGCGCTCCTTTTCAAAAAGTATTAAACGAAACAACTGGAGAATATGAGGAGCGCCCATATGAGTGTGATCCAAAATATTCTTGGAAAATGTGTTTTCTTGGTAAGTCAAGAAATTCTGAAAACTCTGACTCTAGTGGATGCGCTATTATGTTAAAGTTTTTCGGCGCAATGGCAGTTTGGTCTGAACCGTGTTGGTGTCGCCCAAAGCATGGACATATATTAGAGGGAAGATAAAATAATAAAGGTATGAATGCAATTGAAAATATAGTTTTTAACAAAAACAAGTGGAGTATCTATATACACAAATGTATTACGAATAATAAGGCATATATAGGAATTGCTAAGGGTAATCCGTTCAATCGATGGGGCGCAAATGGTAAAAAATATCAAGAGAATTCTCAACCAGTTTTTTATAATGCTATTCAAAAATACGGATGGGATGGTTTTGAGCATATTATTTGGGCTGTTAATTTAGACCACGACGAAGCAAAACATATGGAAAAAATGTTAATTGCCTTATTTAAAACAAATTGCAGAAGATACAAAAAACCAGCATATGGGTATAATGAAACTGACGGCGGAGACGGGTCTGCTGGTAGAGAAGTCAAGCAAGAAACTAGAGATAAGATTGGCAACGCACATAGAGGGAAGGTATTATCTGTTGAGCACAAGGAGAAAATCAGCAATAGTTTAATTGGTAAACCTGGCACTATGAAAGGTAAACATCATAGCGAAGAAACTAAAGAAAAAATGTCTAGGTCTCACGTTGGAATGGTTTTTACAGATGAACACAGAAAGAATATGAGCCTTGCCAATCAAAAAGAAACTGCAGGATTTCACAACCATCGGCACACAGAGGAGGCGAAGCAAAAGCAAAGAGAGGCAATTGCAGCCAGAAACGCTACGCCAGAATGGAAAGAAAATAATCGATTAAAACTATCTAAGCCTATTGTGCAATGCACTGGTAACGATGAATTAATTAAGGTTTGGAGTTGGATACAAGGAGCATCGGATGCACTTGATATTTTAAAATCAGGAATAATTAGATGCTGTCAAGGGAAACACAAAACGGCTGGCGGCTTCATTTGGCATTATCTTTACAATCAAACCCTCAAGGATGGCACCATCATCCCTGGAGCTATCACACTCGGCCTGATCACCGAAAAACAAGCCCTCGCACAACTCGCCACACAACAAAATGATTAAATTGTAAACAAATTGTAAATAAATTCCAAGGTATCTTGACAAAACTGCAAAGCGAGACTATAATAATAACGCGACAAAATGAAAAGGAGAAACGACGCATGGGAACAGATATTCATATGGCGTGTGAGGTGCGCCGCAATGGCGAGTGGACGCTTGTAACAGACAAAGTATTTAAGAACATGTATCTAAGCAGATTGAAAAGGTACTTGATGTTGTTGGCGGTCGTGGTGTCAGAGTGCAAGGAAGTGATCATGTAATCACCAAAGAGGAGTACGACGAACTGTGTGAGAGCCACAGTAAGTTGTGTGCTCTTGAAGCTTGGGGCGTTGATAATTGGGAAGGATATGACGACGCAATGTCGCACATGGACGATTGAACAAAGAGGTATAGTAAATGAACATTGAGCAGATTAGACAGAAAGTAAATTCGGATGAATATGGGTTTTTAAAAACTGATGCAAATCTTGGACGGAATATCATTCTTTTAACTCTTGGCGGTAGTCACGCTTATGGAACAAACAACGAGAATAGTGACTTGGATATTCGTGGGTGTGCTCTGAATAGTAAGATGCAGATTTTGACTAACGAGAATTTTGAGCAGTTTGTCAACGAAGAAACAGACACCACTATTTATGCTTTTAACAAGTTGGTCTCTCTGCTGAGCAATGTCAATCCAAACACAATTGAGATGCTCGGCAATAAACCAGAGCACTATCTTTATATATCTCCTGTTGGGCGCGAACTTCTTGACAACGCACATCTGTTCCTTTCTAAGAGAGCAGTTCATTCTTTTGGCGGATATGCTAATCAGCAGCTTAGAAGGCTTGAAAACAAATCAAATCGACTCGTTGGTCAAGCACAAAACGAAGAGCATATTTATAAAACAATTGAAAACGCCCAGTATGTGTTCAAAGACAGATACTTAACTATGCCAGATGATGCTATCAAATTATATATTGATAAGGCGGTGCAAGACGGATATGATACCGAGATCTTTATGGACGCGCATTTGAACCATTATCCTTTGAGGGATTATGCTGGTATGTGGGCTGAAATGCAGCAAATAGTCAAGTCGTATGGCAAAATTGGTAGCAGAAACGAAAAAGCAATCAGTCATGATAAATTGGGTAAGCACATGATGCACCTCATACGTCTTTACATGATGTGTTTTGATATCCTTGAAAAAGAGCAAATTATTACATATCGAGATGCAGATCATGACTTATTGATGGATATTCGTAACGGTAAATATCTTGACGATAATAGGCAGCCAATTGCAGAGTTTTATGAAATGGTTGATGAATGTGAAAAGCGACTTGAATACGCAAAGAAAAATACAAATCTTCCAGATGGGCCTAATTATAAAGCAATCAATGAGTTTGTTGCAAGCGTAAATGAAAGGGTGGTAAAGGGTGAAATTTAATATTAACATTCCAAACCATGCAAATGATTTAATTCATATGTTACAAAGCCATGGACACGCTGCATATATAGTTGGAGGATGTGTAAGAGATAGTATTCTTGGTCGAACTCCTAATGACTGGGATATTTGCACGTCCGCCACTCCGAGCGAGATGCTGAATATTTTTAATGATAAAAGAATAATTGAAACTGGATTGCAGCACGGCACTCTAACTGTAGTTGTTGGTGATGAGTCTTACGAAGTAACCACATTTCGAATTGACGGAGATTATTCTGACAATCGTCGACCAGATACAGTAACGTTTACTTCAAACCTGGAAGAAGACTTAAGTAGACGAGACTTCACTATTAACGCTATTGCCTACAATGATGAAGAGGGATTAATAGACCCGTTTGGTGGCTTAGATGATATCAAAGATATGAAAATTCGATGCGTTGGAAATGCAAATGATAGATTTCAAGAAGACGCATTGAGAGTATTGCGGGCGCTGAGATTTTCTTGTCAGATGGACTTTGAAATAGAGGAACACACGAAGTACGCAATTATCTCAAACGCACAGTTATTAAAGAATATTTCGAAAGAGCGCGTCAATAGTGAGTTGTGTAAAATGGTAATATGCAACAGATTCCCGTTTGTTCTACGTTTATATGTCGGAGTGTTTTGCCAAATTATACCCGAAATGTGTGACATCGTAGATTTTCAGCAGAACAACCCGTATCATGATTATGATGTGTTCACCCATACTGCAAAAGCATTAAGTTATGACGAGTCTTGCGACTTAACAACTCGACTTGCTATTTTGTTCCATGACTTTGGAAAGCCGCATTGTTACCAAGACGACGAGGATGGGACAAGGCATTTTAAAGGACATGGTAGAGTAAGTGCTGAGATAGCCGACGCTATCATGCTAGGCCTGAGATTTGATAATAAAACTCGACACGACGTAGCAGGATTGGTTCATTATCACGATGCCACATTTGAAGTCGGACGTAAGTACATTAAAAGATGGCTCAATAAAATTGGAGAAGAACAATTTAGAAGACTTTTGAATGTACGTAGAGCAGATATCAAAGGGCAAAAGAAAGAATACGGTGCAGAAAGAATTGAAAAAGTAGATGTGATTGAGCAACTACTTGAAGATGTGCTTCAAGAGGGCGAGTGTTTTTCCGCTAAAGATTTAGCGATTAACGGTAATGATTTAATTAGTATCGGATATGAAACTGGGAAAAAATTAGGGCATACATTGAGCACGTTATTGCAGATGGTAATTGATGGAGAAATCCAAAATGAACACAATGTTTTATTACAAGCGGCAGCAAAAATGGGATAAAGATAGGAGGCAAAAGGATATGTTTGAAGATATCAAAGAAAAACTGTTAGAACAACCAGAGTCCATAGAGCATATCCTTGAAGCCTTTGGTTTTGATAGCATACGCAGGAATCACAAGGAACTGCGCTGCGCTTTTGAACAAGGCATGAACCCCACCGCAGTTGTTGTTAGGTTACAAGACAACGACAGTTTATTTGTCAAAGACTACGAGCGTAATTTGTCTTGTGATCTATTCAACTATCTTGTGAAAAGCAAGAATATTCCGTTTAGAGATGTAATGAATGCCGTAAAGCAGGAGTTGCATCTTGATTCGCTATATAGCTATAAGCGTAGGTCTGGATTGTTTGGTGGTCTGTATGATAAGATATCGCGTTCAAATAGTGAAATTGAGGTGACAACATATCCAGAAACGACCTTGAAGCAATATGGCAACACGCCTTGTCTACTATGGTTACGAGATGGAATAAGCCTCGCAACGCAGCGTAAGTGGGGCGTCGGATACTGTGTGGAGTCGCAACGCATAACGCTACCAATTAGGACAAGCACAGCTGAGCTCCTTGGCATAAAGGGTCGATGCAACTACGAGCCAGATGAGTATGAAGCAAAGTATTTGTATTTGACTCCATCGTGTCCAATGTCTCAGACTCTTTTTGGGTACTCTGAAAACTACAGTTCATTATACGAGAGCGACGTTTTTGTTGTAGAAAGCGAGAAGTCAGTACTTAAACTAGACTCATGGGGTTACAACAATGTTGTCGCTTTGGGGAGCAACTCATTAAGTTCTACTCAAGTCAAGCTGCTATTATCTCTAAACCCTAAGAGTGTCACTTTTCTTTTAGACAAGGGCCTACCGATTGAGAACACAAAGCGAAATGCAGACCTACTGAAAACATTTTGCACAATGCGACAAATATGTATCAAATACTGGAATTGGGAGAACAATATTTCGCTTGCGAACAAGTCGGCACCTTGCGACGATACAAAGGCGGAATTTGAATATATATTGAAGAACGAAATTGAACCGATAGAAAATTTAACAGAAGGTGAGTATGAGATATGACGGTCAAAGAACTCAAAGAAAAGTTAGAGCAGTTTCCAGATAACTGCGTGGTGTTAGTTCCAAACGAAAATTTATATAAGGATCGAAACGCATTTTTCTATGTTGCGGCAGAGCATGTTGCAAGAGGGGTCAACGAGATGGACGGTTGTGTGATTATTGATGATTACGTGGAGGATGAAGATGAGGGAGTTCACTAAAGAAGATTTCACAGAAGATGAGTTGGTTCTTTTAATAATGGCATTTAGAATGTTGGACATTGCAATAGATGAACAAAGACGGCTCTTCCACTCTGGTGATTATCGTGATGAGGTGTATAATTTAAAAAACAAGTTAGGCATATATGATTTGGTTGATTAAGGAGGATTAATTATGCAGTGTATTAGATGTGGGAAAGAGATGGTAAGCACTACTGGCGGCAATGAACATTGTCCAAAGTGTAATTTCGCGGTTAATGATTTAGTATATAGACCTTCAAATTGCGACCTACCTTTACCAGATGGTTTTTGGCAACAGAAAGGGTGGATTTGTCCTGTGTGTGGACGAGGGGTAGCTCCTCACGTAGATGTATGCCCATGCCAGGGTAATTGGGAGATTACATATGGAACTGTAACGTCGTTAAATAGTAATGGCGGGTCACAGTCTACGGCAACTGATATTAATTCAGAATGGAATAAATATGGAACATATACGGAGGGCAAATAATGGTTTGTTGTAGCAGTCAATGTCAAAGAAGACACTTGTGCGCCAATCACGTTGGAAGTCCAAGAGAGACAGACTGTATTGAGATGGTTGAAGATTTTTATTGGTTTGGCTCAGGATCAATCTCTTCCGAAGGTTGTGAAGACCATTGGTGGTGTGGTGCGCACGGCGATTGGGGTATGTTTAAACCAATTGATGTACAGCTATTGAAGAAGCAAAGAGACGCTTTAGATAGAAGAATTAAAGAGTTGGAGCGTGGTGAATATGATTAAACAATTAACTGCTCGTATTGACGGAACGAGTATGGACGATGAAGAAATTATCGAGGCAATACTTCAAAGTCGCGGTATTGATGATTTGAGCGCGTTTTTGGCTCCTACAGAAGACGATATGGTTGACTTTGACGAACTTATTGGTCTACACGAAGCGTATGTTACCATAGAAGACGCAATTACTATGGGAGAGAAATTCTTGGTGCTGGCTGACGTTGACGTCGACGGATGTAGTGCTAACGCAATCATGGTTAGATATCTGAGAGCACGTGGAGCAGACGTACAGTGCGTAATCAATCAAGGCAAGGAGCACGGAGCAGAGAATTTTGACTTGGAGTTACTCAAAGATGTTGATGTGATGATAATTGTCGATTCTATAAATAATGATCCTGCGGTATATGAGAAAATACTTTCTACTGGCGTGAGACTCTGTGTGTTTGACCATCACATTCCAGAGAGAAGATTATTGGAGTCAGATTTGCCGTTTGTGTTGGTAAGTTCGGCTAACTATTATCCAAATAAAGAGCTTTCGGGAGCTGGTGTGGCGTTGAAGTATGTGTTATATGCAGACCACATGAATCTTGAAGACTATGCAAATGAACTTAACCTATGGTTGTATGGTGCGTTTGGCCTGGTGGCGGATATGACGTCGATGAACTCGCCAGAAAATCGGTATATCGTATATCGAGGATTAAAATATTACGACCATCAGCTGATTAAAAAGGTGGTGGGCAGCTATGCGTTCGACAGTACAGCAATCAGTTTTAGCGTGGCGCCTCTTGTTAATGCGGCTATGAGAATTGGTCAAAACACAAAAGCCATGGAACTTTTTCTCACAGATGACGAGGATGAGATGGATGCGCTGATTTCAGATTTGAGAGGATGTAGAGAGTTGCAGAACAATATTGTTGCGGAGTTGATGGACAACGTCGTTCAACAGGCAGAAGATCAACTTGACAGAAAGTGTATGTTTTTCATGTTGCCAAACGATGTGGACGCATCGGTTTCTGGATTAGTTGCGAATAAGCTCCTCAGCCAATATCAGCGACCGCTGTTTGTTTTGCGCGAAAAAATTGAACTAGATGATGAAACTGGCGAAATTATTAAACATGAATATAGTGGCAGTATGCGTGCAATAGGGGTAGAGGATATGCTTGACATTGCTAATCAAACTGGGTTATGTGTATGTCAAGGGCATCCTCTTGCAAGCGGAGCATTTATTGACGTAGATAAATTTGAAGATTTTAAGATTGCAATCGAGGATGTTCTTACTGATGTCGAGTTCTCGGTCAAAGTTGAAGCCGACATTGAGATTTATGCAAACCAAGTTAACGAATATTTAATTCGTCAGCTATCTGCAATCAATCGTATCTCTGGAGCAGATTTTGAACCCGTAACGGTGTTAATCAGAAGTGATGATTATCAGTCTGCGTTCATGAGCGGTGGAAAGCACAGCAAGTTCATAGATAATGACAGCGGGCTATTGCTTGTATCTTGGAATGATAGAACTTGGGAGAGTGCTCCGCAAAATGGAGAGATCGTTGGAGTTGGAACTCTGAGCAAAGTAAGATATGGCAGAAACAATTATCTGCAGCTAACTATGAGCGACTATGATTTTTACACGACAAAATGAATCGGAGGCAATGTTATGAGCGCGCAAGAAATAAAGAGGGTGTCAGATCTGACGGATTTGCTTGAGAATTGCCCTCAAAATAAAACAATAAAAGAAAGTTTGATAAAAGCATACAGCGTAATTAATGACGATAAATATAAGAAAGTTTTCTGCTCTGTCTCTGGTGGAGCCGATAGTGACGTGATGCTGGATGTGTTATGGAGAGTGGATAAGGACAATAAAATTGAGTATGTGTTTTTTGACACTGGAATCGAGTACCAAGCAACCAAAGACCATCTTACGTATCTTGAAGAGAAATACCATATATCAATTAAAAGATTGAGATCGTCGGTGCCTGTCCCTCTTGGATGTAGACAGTATGGCATTCCGTTTTTAAGTAAAGATGCGTCTGGTAAAATACGAACGTTACAAAACAATAATTTTGATTTTGCAAACGATGGTCCAAAGAGTTATGAAGAGTTGGTTGCCAAGTATCCGCATTGTAAAAGCGCTTTAAAATGGTGGTGTAATACTAAG